CCTGAGTATGGGATCAATAACTTCTGCAAGCGGCTCGACACCGTATTGCAACAAGTTGACCATTCGCGAGCGGTGGTTTCATGAGCTTAACGACCCATCTTCGAAAAGCGGCTGAGCTGGCCGCGATCATCAAGCCAAGCGGCAGAGCGCACTGCCAGGTTTATTCCTGGGGTGTCAGCTTCACGGTCGAGCCGTTGGAGCTGGTGCAGATCTTCAATTTGCTGAACGTTCGGAAATCATCGCTAAAGGTTTCGCGTAGTGACACTTTCACACATTTGCGATTCACCGCACGCGGGGCTGACTTCGTAGCCCTGATTGAGCACGAAAAGCTACCCGAGTTTTACGCTTCGCTGAGAGGGAGCGTGCAAACGAAGATTGCTGGACCGAAACAGCCGCGCATCGATGTTCGTCGCCCCCGACCCTTGTTGATACCGCCTACGTTCGGAGGTGAAGCATGAGCGGCGAGTGGCGAGCGGCGAGAACTGAGAGCGGCAACCCTGGGCGACCGACGAGTCCAGTGCCATTCACGCATGAAGACGTGGTTATTCAACTGAAGATCTGCCCTCACTGTAACGGACGCGGTTGGTTTTTGATCAACCCATTCGCAACCGGTGGACGAAATGGCGCAGGGGGCATTGGGAACATGACTCAATGCCTCACGTGCAAGTCAGCCAAAGAGCACTTTGATGCGCATGGAGTCTTGCCACCTGAGATGCAGGAGTTGTTCGAAGCAAAGTTCAAAGGCGGTGCAGCATGAGTCAATGGCGTGATGTAGCAGAGCTGATCGAGTCCGAGCTCGATCGCATCGAAGGCGAGTCTATGGATGCTGCTCAACGGGAGCAGAATCCTGATGCAGGCACAGAATGCGCCGTTGATGCAATCGCTGCACTGATCGAAACAAAGGCCAAAGTTCGCTTACAGGTTGGGCCGGCACTTTTTTCGTTCAATTCATTTCAAACGTGGGTGAACAAGGCGAGCTTATGGTTTCGCACCCTCCAGCGTGGTAGCTGGGTTTGCATCGACCAACGCGGCCGGATTTGTAACAGCGGCAAAGAATTCAAGCGGGCTGATCGAGAAAACGCATTTCCCATTGTTGTGTATTTGATCGATCCAGAGGCCCAGCCATGAATGCAGATCTCAAATCGCAATATGAGAGGGACTATCCTCGATTGAAGGCCTTGGTGATGGCGAATCGATCGGCGATGTCGTTGGATCTGGTCGAGCTGCTACGGCTGGCGGAAGATCCAATGTGCTCGAGCGAAGCGGCGGAGGCTTACAAGTGGGCGACTCGGTTTACGATTCCGTTAATCACTGAGCTGCGTCGACGGCTGGAGAAATCGGCTCAGCAAGTTGAGTACAAGCCGCAGTTGATCAAGCTGGTTCGCGAAATGCGTAAGGCTCAGCGGAGCAAAGATCGCGAACTGCGTGAGGCTATCGAGGCGAAGGTTGATGAGCTGGTACGCGATGAGGTTCAACCAACTTTGTTTGGGGAGGCATCATGACTCTAGCAACCATCCCGCAAAAGTGGACGCGAGCTGACGAACAAAGATTGCGCGAACTGGCTTCCAATCATTCGAACGCTGAGATCGCGGCGATCATGGATCGCACGGTTCAGTCTGTGAAGTCACGAGTGAGCCTACTGAGACTTCGGACTCGGGACAGATGGACGGCTGAAGCTGATCGTGCTCTCCTGCAGGACTACAAGACACTGGGGGCTAGGCGGCTCGCGGAGCAGCTCGGCCGCACAGCACTAGCCGTCTACCAACGAGCGGCGAAGCTGGGGCTAACGGACCAACCCAAGTTCACAACTGACGATGAGCTGCTGGCGGTCATTCATGAATTTCATCCGCAAGGATTCAGTGACGCTGAACTCGCGAGGCTAGCAGGTGAACGGCACGCATGTAACGTCGATCGGCATCGTGTCGGCAAACTACGTCGTGGGCTCCGCCTGAAGGCGAACAACTTTTCAGAGCACTCTCGGCTGCGAGTCAGCACCAAGACTCAAGAGCAACTTGCAAAGGCGGGTCTGCAATCGCTGGCCGAACTGCGCAACGAGCGTTGGAACCAGTGGAAGCGAGATCTCGGGTGGCCGGAGAATTTGACGGTGCGAGCCGTGCAGGCGTTGGAGCTGTTCTATCGGCACGGGCAACTGACGCGTGTGCAGTTGTGCGAGCTGATGGGGGTTTCAGCGAAGAAGCGAACGGCACCGCGCAGCAATGCACCTGGCGGAACTGTTCTGGGTGAGCTTGCACGAGCGGGCTTGATTGGTCGTCTGCGTAAGGCGATTCCAATTCGTGGCGACATTGATCTGCATCAGCAGCCTTGCCCTAATTCCAAACGGCGCAGGCGAGCGAATGAAACCAAGTACATGGACCTTTACTTTTTGAACCCTGGAGTTGAACCAAATGGCGAAACAAGAAAGCACGTTGAAGCTGGCGGAAGTTCAATCGCAGCTCGCATCGACCACTCACGACACGCTTCAGTGGCAGGCTCAGATGCGAGCCGTCGTGGCGAATGCGATAGGCGAGGTCGATGTTCAGCAGATCGTGCAGAAGCAAGTTGAGAAGGCAAAGGCTGGTGATGCGAACGCCGCGAAATTCATCATGAACACCGTTCTCGGTTTAGCAACTCCGGTGAAGGTCACACAGACGAACGTAATCACGGACGTCGCCACCGCTGCAAAGATCGCGCAGCAGAATCGTGCAGGATGAGCATGACTTTCGAAGAAGCGTGTGAACTCGCTCGAATCGTCAACGGCAATTCTCGTTTTGCAGTGATTGCCATTGGTCGATTCGCGCTACAAACCGAGCTCCAGGCCGCTTACCGAGGTTCATTCGTAGACAAGCTTCCTTGGGGTGTCTCGGTGATGGCCGTCGTTGACCCTGACTACCGAGGGGTCATGCACAACGAATCCGCCTGGCGTGAATTCGTGGAAAACGCACCACACGACAAATCGCATGACAAGCCGTCGAGCGCTGCCACACCGCAGCAAACGGCTCGTAAGCCCGATCCACAACTGTCCCTGTTTTAGAACGTTTCCATGGCGTCTTTAATCCACGAATCGAAAAATCGCACCGGCTTTCGCCTGCAGGCGTATGACGCGTCGGACAGCCGGCGTCGGCATTCGATTTGGCTGGGTGACATCAGTGCTCGCGAGGCGGAGACGATCAAACGACATATCGAGGCCGTGATCGAGTCCCAGAAACTGGGCACGCCGATGCCAGGTGAAACGCAGCGATGGCTGGCCAAGATTGCTGACTCGCTACGTCGCAAGCTGGCGGCCATCCTCGGGACCGCTCGCAGCGTGACCGAGGCCTGCGAAGCCTACAACCAGTTTTGCGAATCCGAGCACAAGTCATCGACCGCGCGCAGCGTAGCGGCCACGCTGGATCAGTTCGCGGCCGAGTTCGGCCGGATGCAGATGCGATCCTTGGCCGCTGAGGACGTCGACCGGTGGATCCAGACGCGTAACGTGGGTTCAAACACGACCGCCAAGATTGCTAAGCACCTGAAGACCTTTGTTAAGTGGTCGAAGAAACAAGGTTGGATTGATGATCTGCACATCTCCGCCAGCTCCGCCGTGGGCGTGGGTGACAAGGAGTTCATCGCCGTTGCTGATTTCGATGGGATTCTGAAGTCCTTTCACAAGCAACCAGAAATGCAATGCGCGTTGGCGATCGCTCGTTGGGCAGGCGTGCGTGTACCAAGTGAGATTCTGCTGCTGACTCGATCGAGCATCGATTTTGAACAGCAGCGGTTACGAGTGATCGATTCAAAGCGAACGAAGCGTTCTAGCCGAGGTCCACCGGGTGTGCGCGAGTTACCGTTGTTCCCGGAGCTGATTCTTTACCTCGAGATGGTTTGGAGTCTTTCCGAGGAGCCGACCGATTGGTTACTCCCCAGCATCGTGGCGATGGGAGGCAATACATTCGTCGCAAGGTGCCGCAAGGCCCGCGACGAAGCAGGAATGAGTTGGCCAAGGTTGTTTAGCAGTCTGCGTGCGACGCGCGAAACTGAGTTGATCACTCGCTTCGGGCTCAAAGCGGCTTGCGAATGGATTGGCAATTCCCCGGCTGTAGCGATCAAGCATTATGAATTGATCACAGCCGAAACGTGGAAGGAAGCTACTACCGTATTGGGTCCTAGTACGACCTCGCGAGACAAGCAAATGCGGTAGTGAAATCAACCCTGTGGTGCTGCTTGTGGTGCTGTTTTTCAGCCCACGAGCGGACCGCAAATTTGAACCCAGAAAGGTAGTCGCATGGCAAAGCGAGGCTACGAAGACGTTTGGTACTGTGCGATTGTTCTGGCGTACATAGTGTGGCTCGCGGTGGTTTGGTATTTGGATGAAGTGAAGTAGCCCTTTAAGAGGTTGAGCATGAGTAATTTTGCGTTAGTTTCGACCGTAGATTCAATGGGGCCAGATTTCCCGAGTCATTGTGTGCTGTTGTTTGAGACGGAGCGGGAGGCGTATTTGTATGCGATGGACGTTATCGAACAGCACGAGGACGACGTTAAGTATTTCGAGGAAGAGGGCGTCTGGGAGGTGGGAGAGGAGCACTTTGACAGCGCGAGCGACGCGCTAGAGGAGTGGCAACGCAGGCTTGGTTCGATTGAGTATTTCCACGTCAAGCCAGTTCGCGTTCGCAATGTTGTGGCGGCTTAGGTCCGCATAACGATGAAATTCACATGGCCGCCGGTGTGGAGTCGTCCACTGGGCAAAACGGCTGATCGGCGGCTCATGTGCAATTTTTTGTTCGTCGTTTCAGGAGCAAACCAATGGAGACAATACAAGTGAAGATGGCCAAAGCGAGCAAAGACGACATCGAGCGATGCCGCAAGTTCTTCCAGTTCATCGAAGAGTTCATGGAGTACGGCACGCATACGCCGGAAAACGATGAAGTCGAGGAGGATTCGATCGACCTCACAGACGAGATGTTCGTCGAGAAGCTACGCGAAATGTGGGGCGGTCGAATGGTGCGAAGACCCGGAGTCGATACGTCGTGGAATCGTGTCGTGTGGGGTTGCGACATGCTCATAGACAATTGTTGCGATCCCGAAGCGGATTGCTTGGAGCTGCGGCAAGATTGGGCGAAGGCAATCGAGTCGATACAGCCCGCAAGTTGAATACGACGAACGATAGCGATGACCGAGCCCCAACAAGAAAGGTTTGAACCATGAGTGATTCCAAGGAAGTGCCGAGCGACGTTGATGGGGCTTCGTGTCCATCGCGTTGTTCTACGCCCGAACCACAGTATTTCATCGTGGACATTCGCCACGATTGGCGCAAGCAGAAGTACGTCACGTTTTGGCGACCGAACAACAGCAATTACGCATGGCCTCTTAGTTGGGCTGGGCGGTACGACAAGGCAGTCGTGGACTCGGAGCCAAGCTACTACTGCAACACGAATGGCGGCAAGTCGCTGGTACGTTTCCCGGTGGCGTGTGAGATCGTCGAGGCGATGGTTTTGACGGCACCGGACAGCGGAGACATTGACGGCAACGCCGGTCCGGTGTTGCGAAACAGCGAGAAGGTACGACGCAAATTGAGAGCGTCGGCATACATCCCGCAGGGCGCAGTCACCACGGCGGTAGGTGCGTAGAACAACTTATTACCAGTGTGCGCGCAGATAACGGAAACGGATTAGAGCATGACAAAATCAACTCTTGAGCAGCAGCTGCGGGACACCATTCGCGTGCAGAACAAATCGGACGATACTGCCGAGGCGTACTGGGGATGGATCGAAAAATACTTGCGGTTCGCACGTGAGAAACGTGGTCAGTGGGTGCATCCCACGGAGCTCCGCGAACGACAATTTGAGATCTGGCTAAAGCACCTGGCTGTTCGTGAAAACGTTTCGGCGAATACCCAGAATCAAGCCTTCTCGGCAATCTGCTATTTGTACCGGCATGTACTCAAACAGCCGCTTGAAGGCGTGTCTGCGTATCGAGCCAAGCGGCCGGATGCAATCCGCGACGTACTCGACCAGTCTGAATTGATGGCACTGTTCGAGGAACTTCGCGGCCCATCTCTCCTGGCGGCGCGGATGATGTACGCGAGCAGCTTTCGGATAGGTGAGATTGGGGACCTGAGGATCAAGGACATTTACTTCGAGCGGCGGCAGATGATTATTCGCTCAGGCAAAGGTCAAAAAGGTCGCGAAGTCGGTTTTCCTGACATCTTGCACGATGACGTGCGACGGCAAATTGAATCGATGCGTGTGCTGTGGAAATGCGACATCGCCGAGGGCCGCAATGGCATTTCACTTCCAAACCGGTTCGGGGTCAAGTCGCCGTCCAGCCACAAACAACTGGCGTGGTACTACCTCTTTAGTTCCGACCACGAGAGCCGTTGCCCGCATACTGGCAAACTCTATCGCCATCATCAAGACACCGGCCACATCGCGCGGCAGATCAAATTGGCTGCTGAACGGGCTGGAATCTTGAAACGCGTTACGTCCCACTGTCTGCGGCACTCGTTTGCGACGCACTCGATCGAGAATGGCGTGCCGATTCACGTCGTCCAGAAGATTATGGGACATACCGACATTCGGACCACAGGGCGTTATTTGCACATGGCCAAAAATGGCGTCACCGCTGCAAAGTCGCCGCTGGAAGAGCTGCTCAAAAATCCAGTCGTTCGAGACGAATCCAAACCAGTGCCATCTGCTGTCGAGCCGTTCAAGCTGCGAGTTGTTGGCTAGTGAATCTGCAAGGGACACCAACCCCAGCGACACTAAGTTAGCTGGCCCAAAAGAATTCAGGAGGATAACCCACCACAATGAACGTGTTACTCATCCGTAGCGATTTGCCGGAGTCGCCCGAGGTGCTTTTGTTAGCCGGTATGCTTGCAGACTCAAACGAACCACTGGGCTGGATTCCGACTCCAGAAGTGATCGTTTGCAAACTGATCAAGATCTGGGCATGGGTGGCTGAGCATGGTCACAGGGATTCCGATTCCCTGGACTATCGCATCCCAACAGCACTTGTCGCCGCGCTTGAAAAACAGTTTGCCTGTTCGGGTTTGCTAGCCGCTATGTGCGCCCCGCACATCGATTGGTGCCGCCAGGATTCCGACTCCTTGGCATTCTGTCGATTCGCGGAGTGGAACGGTGATGATGCGATGCGAAAGCGAGGCGATTCCGTTCGCGCTCGCAACTCGCGATCGCGGAGTCGTTCCCGCCAGGGCATTAGATCGGCTGCAAAAGTATCAGGTAGTGGCGAGCAGGTGACGGGTGTCGCAGACAGTGCGCGCACCAATGGGCGCACCAATCAGCGGAAAATGGCGCCCGAAACGGTGCCAAAACTTGTGACAAAAGCGCACGCAAAGTGTGACGCGCGTCACGAATTGCGTGCGCCATCTATAGACGTAGACGTAGACGTTCTTAAAGACAATTGTTTTAAGAAAACGTCTACGTCTACGTCTAGCGGCGAGCCAGCGGATCCAGGATCGAACCATGTAGACCAGGCGATCACGGCCGAGGAAGCGTTTGCATTGATCCGACGTGCGTTGGCATCGGCCGTGGATGCCGACGATGACCAGGTCGCCAAGGATCGCCAAACGGCCTGGAAAGCCGCAGTGGTGATCGCTGAGCACCTCAGCAGGGGTTTCATCGAGCAAGTGCTGCAGTCGGCTGGACGCAGTGCACCGAAGCGTCCCTACGCGTATTTGTACGCAGCCGTCGAACGCAAACTGCAGCGGGGCGATTTAGAGGCCAAGCGATTATTTGCAGCGGTTCGGGTGCCAGGTTGCCTGGTGGATCCGGAGGGTGTGCAGTTGCGGATCGCAAGGCCTGCGCTCGCATTGAAACGAACGGCCAGTGCAGTGCCGCTCGAGCTGCAGCGAGCCGCGTCAGTCGCCGAGTGCAGCGGCTTGCCCAGTGCGAGGGACACGTACTTGGCAGCCAGGCCAGTGTCCGCGAATGGGTAATGGACGGGCATTTGCATTGAACAACAAGGAGTTATTGATGAGCGAAGCGAAATTCAAACCGTTGCGATTCCTCCGCAAGATGCTGTTGTTCAGCGGCGACGGACGGAGCGACCCGCAAGGGCCTGCACGTTCAGCGGTCGATTTCGATCCGTGTCCACGTTGTGGAGCTGCGATTAAGTACAGCAGAGACAGTCGCGACGGGGGAGCAACTTTACGCTGTCCGCCTTGCGGAATGTGGGTCAGCGTAAAAGTGACCGACGACCAAATTAAACGCTGTGCGATTGAGCAGTGGAACTATTTGGAACGGATTGAACTCGACCGCTGAACAACTGATTATGCATCCAAACGCAGCATGTGGAGCGAACCCCACACGTTTGGTACGTCCACGTTGATTGCACCAGGCGGGCCCGAAAAGGTGACGATGTCGGCCTGCCCCAGCCAGCAGTATTTGTAGCCACCTGAATTGCCGCCAGTCACGCGGTGAATGAAACTGTGTGTTCCTCCGAAAGCCTGCGATGAACCAACGGTGAACCCACCTCGAGTTGAATCGTCAGGCGTTCGTAGCGCTGGGCGGGCATTCCAAGAGTAGTAATTGCCACCCGCTGAGGGCAAAGCACTAAAACTTTGCTCGACCAACCATACACTGTCATTCAAAAAGTAGAGGCTCTGATTTGGGTCAGGTACAGTGCCCGCGTTTACTACTTGAACCTCGCCTCCGGACGCCGAGTACGCAACACGAAAGTCAATCGGCGTGTAGGAGGTACCTGTCCCTGCGCCAGTGATGGACATCTTTATGCCTGAAACTGAGGTCGGGTGCCAGGCGTGCGTAGCGCTTGCGGTCGCTTGTGTGAATACGAACGAGTAGAACCGATACTTGTGCGATCCGAATTGCTCCAGCCAACTATTTGGCCGTGGCCGTTGGCTGGCGGCAAAAGAACGCTGCAGCTCGGTTAGCTTGGCCGTCAACTCCTCAATTCGACGTTGTAGCTCTCGGTCGCTCATAAAACACCTACCCTACGCAGCAGCTGCATCGGATCAAATAAACCAGCAAAAGTTTCAAACGATTGCGTAGGGGACGAGGGAGGTCGCCCGTCGCCCGTCGGTGCATTGATGCGTATCGATGTCACTGGCGCAGCGATCGTTGCGCCGGCAGCCGTCGTGATCAAATCACCGACGGCAATACCGCTGATGCGACGCTGCGATCGCCAGGTGGCTCGTTTTCGGTCCGGCACCAAACCCACCGCAATCAATTGAGCCAACGCGGCCAATTCGTTTGAGTGATCGATCAAGTAGCCGCCGTTGCTGTATTTACGAAAGCCTTTGTCGTCCAGCCCCGTTACCGTATTTGGAACGACATAGATCTGCCGATACCGTTCGCCCAAGTCGATAACCAACCGGCGAACCACATCAGCGGACACCGAAGCCGGATACACACCTTGGCAGAATCGATCCTCTTCAATGCAGACGGTGACCTGCAGGGTCGTATAATCCAAACCGCCGCTGACGTCCAAGTCGGCCACCAGAGTTGAAAAAGTGCTGCTGGCGATCACGTGCTGGGGAGCACCTTCGACTCGGAGGTCGATTATCCGCTGGTTGGCACTTGCGTGGATCGCGTAACTCTGCGAGTTGCTCAGTTCGGACAGGGTCGCACCGTTCAGCAGGCTTAGCTGAGTCAGCAAATTGATGCGATCCTGCACACTCGACGGATCCTCGACGGTAGGAATCAAATTTGCTTGCCGGCTGAGATCATCCTCAAACCAAGCCTGATCGATGTCGCCCGACCAGTCTTCATTGATTTCGATCGGCAAGGTCTCCAAGATATTGACCGATCGAGGTTTGAGATTGTCAGAATCGGCAAAAATTGGATCGCCGCCAATCTTCCAATCCCAACTCTGTTTGATTCGAAACTCCCGGTAGGTCTTCGGATCCGAAGATCGCACCGCAGCATTCCGTTTGCGACGATCTTTCTCGGTCCAAGTCAGGTAGTCAGGATTGCCGCTAGCCGCCAATCGATAACCGGTCTCGTCCCAGTCGTTGGCCTCCAGCTGTTGATTCCAAGTCAGCGTGACGATCGTTTTGCGGCGATCCCCACGGACGATGACCTGGTCGTAAGTGGCCCCCACGTCCGATAGGTTCGCACTGGTCAACGCGTCGGGAGCAAAGACAACCGTATGCCGGTTCGGATTGGCGGGTATTGTCCGAGTGAAATAGGTTGCGGCAGTGGCCAAGTGCGTGAAGCAACGCAGGTAGGCAGTGCTGCCGTCGCTGCCCACGGTGAAGCCGAGCTGATGGTCGGGGCTAATCAACTCGTTGAGTACATCCCACAGCGTGCGGTTGCGAGTGGTAACAATCGGCGTGTCCCAATCGGGCAACTGCGTCACTTGATCGACTGACCAAGGAATCGCAGCGACGCCGTAGGCGTTGGTCGGAAGGCAGTAGGTCAGCAGGTACTGCACGATTTGCCGAGTACTCCACAGATTGACGGTCGCTTGCGGATCATGTTGACTTGCAAATAGGTAGACGCCGCTGACAGCGGTTGCCGATCGCCAACCATCTGGCGAATCGTTGAACGCGTACGGCATTTCGGATCTTCTGACCGTAGGCGTACCGTTGTTGTCCAGCCAGGCACTAGTCGCGATGGGAGTCAGAGCGAGCGCACGCTCGAGGCCATAGCACACAATTTGCTGCCGGCCGAAGGCCTCAGTTGGCCAGGATGATGTATCCACAAACCCGACCCAAGTCAGGGTGCCCCCATCGTCGCAGGCCCACACGATTCGAATGAACTGGCCTCGACCAACCCAAGTACCAAACAGGGTGGGAGTCGTATCGCCGGGCATGACAACGTAGCCGGTTTCCCACTGCAAGAGAGCCGTGTTGAAATTTGGTGCCGCATTCCACGCACATTCGACGCAAGTCAGATTGGGCACTTCGATCCAAGCGTCACCCCAAGCCGCTTTCGCATACACGGTATGACCGAGTACATTCGTGATGCGTGGTCCAGAGCTGTAATCGAAAGCGGTCATTGCAGTAGCCTAGGCATGCTGCCTGGGGTGAGTATTTAGGGATTTCGCATTCAAGGAATTTCAGACCCAGGCAGGATGCCTAGGCTACGACAAACGAACAATTGACCAGCGCGCTGTGATTCGGGCGGCTGGCGTGTAGTCGTACGGCGTGCCATCGGGATGCACACCAGCGGCGTGGATCAGCGCGGCGACTTCGGTCACAGTCACGTCCTGCAACAGAACATTGCCGTAGCTGACTCCGTTGTAGACCAGTGCTAGCACCGATCCGATCGCAGCGCGGTAGCCATTGGCGGTGGTATGTCCACTAGCAGCGGCCGTGAATGCAACGGACTCGAAATCCGACCCGTGCGACTGATTCGGCAGAATCTTCGCAGCCGCGACGGCTTGGCCAGGGCGATAGATCAGCTCCACCGTCGACTTGATCGCCGCCGGTGTTTGGCCTCGCCAGAGGTCGAATTGGAAGGTGCCTAAAATTCCTGACATGGGGAATAGTTCTTGGTTGTTAGTTCTTGGTTCTTAGTTGTTGGTTAAACGAAGAACCAAGAACAAAGAACTAAGAACGGTTTTTTATCGTGTGTATGCTTCGATCAATTCCGTAGTGCCAATGATTTTGGTGATTTGCTCGGGATCTGGTCCTCGAAGTTCAACCGACCACTCGTAGCAGCCAGGCTTGCAGTCGGCTGTGTGGGTGTCGTCCAGTTCAAATTGCAGTTTCCACTTTGGAACACTGTCTACTGTGACTGCACTGATTGTGCCCTCTACCAGCCACTTGCCTTTGTGCTTTGCAGCTCCGCCAAAAAAACACTTTGAACCGGATAGCGTGAACGTAGGTACCGCAACGAACCAATTGAAAGAGCGATTCGAACTCGCCTTGTAGTCATCGCCGATTACGATGCTCTCAATGGTGCCAGTGGTCGTCACAGGTGTGGAGCTGCTGACATTGCCACTGGAAAGCAGCGTCAGGATTTCATCCTGCTTTGCAGCAGTTGCATCCCCAGACGGAGATAACATTGTGTCGATGACGTCTGAGTATCCGTTGGCCGCCGGCGAGGCCAAATCTGCAAACCCCAGCACTTTCGTTGCCCCGGCGGCCGCTTCTATCCACACCAGTCCCGCGAGCGTGCCAATATTTGCGCGATACCGACCTGGCACGATTTCGGTGCACGGGATGCCCGTCGCTAATGTGTCGTAATCATTGCCCGGATCCCGAACGACCGCAACAAATGACTTGCCTGGGTTTGATGTGAACTCGATTTGTGCCATTGTGGCTAGCTTTGCAAAACGTCTGGGACCTGGAGAGCGGCGAGGATTTGGTTTTGCTCCTCGGGCGACTTGCTACGGAACAACTCGATCGCTTGCTGCTGTTTGTACGCGATCAACTGCTGATAGCCTTGACTGGCAATCTCGGCTACCTTAGCTGCGACAAACTCATCAACGTCCGCATACGTTGGCAGAATTGGCTTTCTGTAGTTAGCCATTTCATCAGGGATGCCTTGATTGAATATCTCCGCCTCCGCGTTAGCCGCTTCCGCAGTTTGGTTGGCAATTTGAGTAAGGTATTGCAAACCCCATTGTTGTTCTTGAGTTAACATGTTTCTCTTTCTATGAAAGTGGGATAGAACCTGATCGGACAACCCCATCGCTGCCCCTGAGTTTGAAAGTTAGACTGGTGTTCGATGTCGCTTCAACTACCAGATTGCCGTTTGCGGTTGGGGTCACGCTAGCAGCCGGGTTAAGTACGACAGTAGTTCCAACAAGAAACTCTAGCCGACCTGCACGACTAAGCGATACTCGGTTCGTTCTGGATGACACCCAAATCTGATCGGCCGCATTTCCGCCAGACTTTGGGCAATAGAATCCGCCTTCAAAGCTGTTTGTCACGTCCATCGCAAACTGTGGTGCGAATGCTGCCCCGCCATTTATGTCATTTGCAACATAACGATCGAAACCTGCGACGGCAGCCAACACTACTCTTGTGCCTCCAGGAAATTCGAGATTGAACGTTCCGGCGTTGCCTGCTGTCAGGCCCCCGACAAAATTGCCTCCAAAGTTGTATAAACCGACTCCCGGAAAACCGGTAGTAAACATGATCCTGCGAAGACCGTCTTGGTTAACGAAATAGTTGGTGTCCAGCCGCCAATCGCCGGTGATCTGAGGCGAGGCTAAGTTCGCCTTCAAAGCCAACGCATCGTGAACCGCGTTGCCTGAAACAGCATTAGCGGAGCCGTCAATAATAGTTGTATCAACAGTCCCGCCACCACCAGAAATGACAATGTTGCCGCTTCCAAGCGGTGAAACTCCATTGATCGTTTTGATGTTGTTTCCAGCAACCAAAATTGGTTGGTAGACCGTCGATAGTGCTGTAATGGCTCCTGACACTTCCGCATCAGTCGCTAGCCCGTCTTCGCTCGCGTGTGCAAGCGAGTTGATTAAGTCAGCGAATTGTGCTTCGGTCGGAACATCGCCGGTTTGAAAAAATGCTTTTAGTTCTGCACGTGTACTCATAATGCTAAAACTCCCTGAATTGCTGGAATGTAGACGTTGTTTGCCATGACCGAATGCCCGGCATTGTTTGGGTGCTGCGCATCTTTGCCTAAGTAGGTTTCCCCCGAATATCTATCAGCGAACAAATCGGGGTTACCGTTAGCAAAGTCTGTTGCTGGGTTCGAAGGCAGACCTCCAAAAGAAACTGTGTTGCCGAGATTGAAAGCGGTCCATACGTCTGCGATTGTTGTAGGCACGTTATTAAAATCTGCCGGTGTTGCTGCCCTAGTCGAGAAGGTAACCTGCCTCCACTTAGAATTACCGAATCCAGGGTACGGAAGCGGCGCATAGTCCACACCAAAGTTCAGCGGTATGTGAGCCATCTGCGTACACATCACCGCCCTGACTGGTCGCTCATTGAACTGCTGCAAGTGCGTGGTGAATGCGTTGTGGCAGTGTAGCCATGTCGGCCAATCTTGACCGGGGACCATGTTCTGCTGGTCATCATTGACGAATAAATTTGCACCATACCAATCAAGCAAGCTGATTGACATAGTTGCAATGTCAGGGTCGTTGTATGGTGCGGTTGGCGGTAACGCGTACCCAACTGGTGCAAATTTTGGTAGCCGTTGTGCGCCTTGAGCGCGTCGCATGAACAGGCAGTTGTTGTACATGCCCCAACGGCTGGTTATTCGCGGCCACGATACTCGACCGTCACTAACTCCGGTGATCGTGACGGAGTTACCTACGATCAACCCAGCCCAAATTGTGTTACGGGCTTTCTTCCAAACTCGGTTGTAAATGTTTTGCCGTTGTGTCGGTGTCAATGCTCCATCAAACCGTATTGCACCGATCAAACCTAATGTTGCTGGTACTTGATTAGCTAAGTTCCCAAACTCGAATCTGCCGGTCACTGTCCCGCCGGTGATTGCCGTTGGTGTGCCATCGAGAACACTAGGGTTATAGGCACACCAGTTGCCGTTTCCGTCGAAGTACACCCAGCAGAACTGTACGTCCATCTGTCCTTCACGCAGGGTATTACTTCCTCCGTTAGTCGTCCCTTGGCCGAAAAACTGAGATTGATTATTTAGGATTGCTTGGGATAGAGCACATCGAATGTACCCGCCCGCACCTTGTGAAAACGTGATTGGGTTTGCTTCATAAAAAGCTGGTGGTGCGTCAATCGGGTCGCCAATCGCCTGCATCAAAAACAAAACGCTGTATGGCTGACCGGGTACATTGTGAAACAGCGACTCACCATTCGTCACGATCCCCTGCCCTGACGCAGCTACTCTGAGCGTCAGCATCCCTTCACATTGAACTGAGTCACCATGCAAGCTTGCACCAGTCAAGCTTGATTTGCTTGCGACTAAGTTCAGTAACAGATTCTTGCTCACATTTACTGCCGAACCACCAAGCCAGCCAGTACCTACTTGAGCATTGTTGTCTTGGGCCGATTGAAACACTTCACGCACCAACGCCGTACCGTGAGCGGTCATCGTCCGCCCGTTGGCCGAAAGCCTGTTCGCGTAATTAACAACAAGGGCATCCACCGAACTAATCGGTGTACCTGTCCTAGCTGCGTTGGCGTGTGCGAAGAAACTCACTGTAGAGATTCCCCTTGAGTGAGTTTTTGTGATTCGATTTCGGTGATGATCCCGAAAGCAACTAGCACTTGTAGAGCTTGCTGCATTTCCGCGCCTTGCATGGGCATCTTGCTAACAATGGTTTGTAACTTTGACCGCAAGATAACCACGTAAGGTTCGACACTCAGTTGCATCGCGACAATTTGTTCGGGTCTGAGCAACCCTAACAATTCGTACGGGTAAAGCTCGACTGGTTCCGGTGCATTCCAGTCCCAAGCGTCAACAACAGCTTGAGCCGCTGCTCGTTGTTCGGCGGTCGCCTCGTCTCGAAAGTCTATTCGTACTGTTTCGCCTAAGGATATTCCGTCGATAGGGCAAACTGCTTTGATGGCCTGATCTAGTTGCGCTAGCATTTCCATTCCCCTAATAGTCCCGACTGAATGAGCCCCCCAGAGGCTCCGTTCCAAGTTGTGGTGCCTGATACCGCTGACCGTTCAAGCCAAGCGTAGAAGTGATACCCGAGGGGCACAAAATGAGTTAGCGCGAAGCGGTTTTCTATGGGGCCAGTAGCGATTGCCGTAATGATTCGACCATGAATTGCATCGGGCGAGCTAGTCGTCGTGGAGTCAAACCCTATAGCATTCGTGATAGCAACGGCGGTGTTAGTATTTGAGGCTCGCGCACCGCCGTAAATTGAAATCAAACTACCAACGGCACCACATACAACTTCGATTTGATTCGTTGAGGATGCGTTTGCTTGTCTGAAAGCATCTGTAGTATAGGTCCAACTCACTGTTGTTTCGAATGCTCGCACAACGGCATCTATTTGATTGTAGTAGTTCCAAACAAATCGCCGCCTTGCCGAGTCTTCGGTAGTCGTCGTCCCGGTCGTTCGAATTGTTCCCAAATACCGCCGAGTGGTCGCACCGCTCTTAACCAGGATTCCGTCTTGCGTTGTAAGTGCTGTTGCTCTTGATGCGTTTTGGTCAGCACGAAACCAAGTGCCTCCGCTTGTGTACGCACCATTGCCTACTGAGTTTGTACCGGTCTGGGTCAGCAATTGAAAAGTGTCAGACGTTGTTGTTCCGACCCTAAACCTTTCAGTTGTGCTGTTCGCTGCTGTGTTTCCGCCAACGCCACTTACCCAGACAAGCTGGCCAGTAGTAAGTCCATGAGCGACTGACGTAATTACTATTGGCGTAGCATTGGTAGCACCAGTAATTGACCCGCTCGATGGTGCTGTCCATGCCTCAAGCTCTAGCGTGAGCGTGCCTGAGTTGTTGTAAATAAAAACATCGTAATCTCTCCAGGGAGTCAGCCCGCTAAGCGTCAAGCCGATTTCAGTCAACGCATACGTGGCCCAGTTCGTACCATCAAACAAAGCCACTCGATTTCCATTGTACGGAGTAAATCGCAAAGTACTTTGCGCGATCCTGTCGGTTGTCGAAACCGCTACACCCGTTTCGGTCGTTAGCCTGCCTTGACATAGGCCAATCTGGTCTAGCGGATTCCCTCCGCCCCCAGGTGCATAAGCAGCCGCAAGCGCCACTGACCAACCCGCTCCAAGCACTAAAGCTGATACGTTAGTACCGTTACCTTGCAGCAGACCAGTGAGGTTGGTAGTCGTTGCATTTGTAACCGTGTTTGGTCCCGCAGGACCAGCAGGACCTGTCGCTCCGTCCGCACCGGATGCGCCTGGCAATCCTTGCGGACCAGTTGCCCCCGTCGGGCCTGTCGCACCCGTTGGACCTGTCGGGCCTGTTGCCCCAGTTGCACCAGTGTCACCGCGCGGGATAGTCAGTGTCAGGTTAGGGTAAGTACCAGTGAGTGCAACTGAACTGCCAGCAGCGCCCGTGGCCACTGAAAAGTTAGGATTGGTTGCGTTAGCTCCGGCAGCCCCCGTTGCACCCGCTGGGCCTGTTGCGCCAGTTGCCCCAGTTGCCCCAGTATCACCGCGCGGAATTGTCAGCAGTAAATTCGGATAAGTGCCACTAAGCACCACGGACGATCCCGCTGCACCCGTAGCCACTGTGAAATTCGGATTAGTAACACTACCCGCTGCACCACCACCGCCAACAGTCCAAGTGTTTGCGCCAGTACGTTTGAGAGTCAGTACTTGATACTGAGTTGTGGTTGAGAGCGAACCAGATGTTTGCAGCGTGACACCGGAAGCCGCCGCAATTGTGACTGCACCTGCACCCCCTTGCTCGATGACAATCTCAGTGTCATCTTCCCAAGCAACATCAGCTTGAGCCGGTACCGTGATTGTTACTGCTGAGCCGTTGGTGGTGCGAAGGTAATTCTGGGCATCGGTGAGGGCGAGAGTAATTGAAGCTGAAGCATTTGTAACGACATCAAACGCCAAGTCTTTCGGTGAGTAAAGAGCCACCGCACCAAGACCGATGTAAGACCGCACAGCAGCCGCATCTACACGGGATAGCAAACCAAGACCAAAGCCGACAATCGTGGCCGACGAGAGGGCGGTAAGGTTCGAATTAAGCGGCTGGTAATCACCTGACGGGGCGGAACCCCCAACGACAAGCGTCGACCCAATCGCCGCTGTGCCAATCCCGGCCCCTGTCGCACTGTTGCCGAAACCCAAATTCCATACGTCACCCGACCCGCTCAAAACGACGAGTGACTTACCAATCGCCGCCCCTGCGCTAGGGCAATTAAGAACAAGGTTGCCCGCTCCAATTTGCTCTGCTGGTCCGAATGTACTCGCCATTGGCTACGCTCCTGCAGTCGTTTGCACAGGCGATTTTGCTGTAGCTTCGGCGACGCTTGGCAATCCGCTAGCCGCTAGGCGATTGTTGTCCCTTTGCCGGCGTCGCATGACGTCGCGAGCTCGCATTCCGTGGCGACGGGCACACGCGTCGGTGTAGGACAATGTGCCGATCTTAAGTAGCTTTTCTTCAGCATCCGCGCTCTTCAGTTCGTCAATCTCTGGCAACGCTGGCCAGATGAATTGCATGTAGAACCGTTGTGGAGGCCTGCGGAGGCGGCCGCTTAGCACGGCTTCGCTGATGACCATCGAGGCCAACCGCTGCAACACGGGGTTGTAAAGCGTTGCGCGGACGTGTTTGGCTGACTCGCCGAGCAACTCGTAGTCGAACCGGGCAGAACTGTAGTTGTGATCGCGTGCGTCCAAGCGTGTGATCATCGATGGGACGCCTTTGCCTTTGCCTAGGTCCCCCATGCGTTCATTGCGATGTTCTTTGTACTGTGCAGTTGGCTGCGTGGACGGCAGACCGGTGACTTCCCAGCCTGGTGCAACGTGATTGATGCGTCGACGGCGGAACTCGATCGACCGTGGCACGTTGGCGGCAAAGTCGGCGTCTGGGTGACGAGTGAACGCGATGATGGCCATGTCGGCAGCCGATCGTGCGGCGTCGAGGACCTGGACATCGTAGTCGCGCAGATCTGCGGAGATGGGCAGACCGGATTGGCACCAGGGGATACCGCGGGCCTGACCACGTTCGGCTTGGACCAAGTCGTAGCCATGGATAACGTTGACGGCCCGGATCCAATTGCCGGTACCATAGTTGGTGAAGTTCAGGTAATCGTCGCTGATCCAGTACTCGCGAGCGCGGCGGTATTTGTTGCGTCGGATCCCCAGCACGACGTTCGGATCCGCGATTGAGGCCAACGGACTGACAAGCCGCTGCGGCTCGATGCCATGCAATCGCAGTCGGATGTCACCTTCGACATGGAATTCATCCTCCTCGTTGACGATCTGCTCGAGGAACTCGCCGTTGCGCCAACAGGACGCGTTCCAGTTCTTGATGAGACTGCCAAGGGACAATTGACCGGCGGCGTCAGCGTGTTTGCACCAGGCTTCCCACACGCGTTCGGCCTCTTCGCACCAGGTGTCGTCGGAGTCACTTTCTGACCATAGGTCGATCAGTGGTCCGTCTTCGCCGGCGACGGCCAGAGTGTGACTGAGAATCAGGCCTTCGATGGTCGGATTGTTCAGGGCTTCGTGATTCGACCGAGCTCGCATCGTGGGGAGCTGGGTGTACAGAGCCTCGTTGACAGGCTCCTCAACGTGGGCATACTGCCAGTGAGATTCGTTGAGCCGATCAGTTTGTGCAGATTCGAAGTGTGCACGCGATTGATAGGCGCTGTCTACCGAGTCGAAATGGAAGGTATCCTTCTCGGCGTAGCGGTTTGCTTTGGGGGTTGGCCCGGCGATTGTCGGTGCGGCGGATCCCGGAAGACAGTCGATTGTGTAGCTGACATCGTTCATCGGTGCTGTTTCTAGCCTCGTTTGTAGGTGATGTCAGTCGTCTGAAAGATCGATCCTCGAGAGTCAGAGTTGGCGGCGGCTTGCGTGTTGGCTCGCTTCTGCAACCACTCCATCAGATTCTTGATTCCATCACGCGACCATTGCAGGCGTTCTTCCTGGAATTCGCTGTCGGGCAACGCACAAATACGCATCCACGCGGATTCGACCTTGGCCAAAGCGGCTTTGTAGTCGCCCGCTTCCTGTGCGGCGACGGCTTCTTCCATGGCTTCGTTGATGGCGTCGATTGGGTTTGACATTCCAGCAGTTTGGTTCTGCACGGCGGCAAGTCCCGCGCGGGACTCGACGGAGTACAAGCGGAAGATCAGGCGGAGCGGACTGATCAGTCTGATCTTGGAACCCAAAGGTGATGCTTATGTCCGAACTACTGCCGGAACAACTAATCGCAATTTCAAAGATCGGCACCGAGGCGAAACTCAAAGAGGCTCGCAAGCTGCTGAAGGATGGTCGTGAGTACTCGATCGACTTCGGACTGCGTCTGCAAGGCAAGCTGAACGTGGCGGCTCGGCAAGGGTGCCAGTACAGCACTAAACCGACGCCGGTGCAGTTGGTGGCGATGCTGCTGGCTGAGTTCGGGCCCAAGAAACGGGTGGCGATCGTCGAGGGCATTCTTGCCAATCGCACGGTTGCTTTGGTGAAGGATCGCGAGCCGGAGCTGCAGCTGCTGGCCGAGCGTTTGATCACCGGTCTGACGTTGACGGTGCCCGGTTCGAAGAATGGCAACGTGACCGCAGACATCGCCGTCGAAACAATTGCTTGGACCGCGTAAACCATGGCAGACGGTCCGTTACTTCCATCCCTGAACGCAGCGAAGGCGATGCTGCGTGATTGCTATTGGTGGCGACGAATCATCAGCGAAGCTTCGCCGATGACCCAAGAGCAAGCGGCGGCAAGAATCTACTTCGACGAACTGCCGCCCGCGTCACCGGGCCCAGATCACACTCGCGATCAATTGGTGGCACTGCGGCCGTTTTGTTTGCTGTGGGCAGATGTGGCTGCCGGGTTCAGGATGCGTTTTGACGCGACTGGATCGTGCTGTGTGCCGGTCAGCGGTACGTTTGTGTTTCGGATTGAGTTGCCGGTACCGCCGCAGCTTGCAACAAATCCTACATCGCTGGCGATCGATCTAAACCGCAAACTAGGGCGGTTGCTGCGGACGTGCGATGATAATGAGCCTGGCCTGGCCGAACTGACGATGTTGGCTGGCTATCTGCCGATCAAGGAATTGAGTTTGCGCGGGTACGTGCGGACCGACGCCAAGACAGCCATTGAATTGGGCGATGCGGTAGTCGCTGAAATTGAAATGCAGTGGGGCAATGATTAACCAGGCTCTGGTTGCATGGTGGTTGCATGGCCAAACTGATGACAATCCAGGTTCGCGATCGCGGGGCTACGCCTCGAGGAATGAAGCGAGTCTTCAACGCAGCCCAAAAGGCAGCGTGGCGCGATGTGGCGTGGGAGTTTCATTCGAACTACCGCGATAAACGTTTCACGCCCGAACATGCGATCGCGGCTGGGTACACGCGTCGTAAAGGCGAAATGATTCCACGCGATACCAAGGCGTTCCGGCAATCGTATACGGGTCGGAAACTGAGGATGTTTGGCCATACAAATCCGCTGCAGTTCACGGGTGACACGCGCCGAGCGGTGAAGTGGGCTTCCGTGAGTTCAACTAGCAAGGGTGGCAAAGCGGCTTACTCGGGAGCTCGCGTGTTTAACTTCCGGCCGCCGCGATCGAAGGTCCGGATGGGCGAAGAGTTCCGCAGGATAACTCCACAAGAAGCGATCGAGTTGGGTAAGTACTTTGACCAGCAATTAGATGCGCGATTAAAGGAGTCGGACAAGTAACCTAGGCATCCTGCCTGGGTCTTCTGCAGCAGAACCCAGACAAAAACCCAGGCAGGATGCCTAGGCTACGGATCATGCAATCAACCACCAAAAAAGCTGGCTTGTTGACTCAAGTCACACAGCAGATAACTCCACCGATCCATCAGAATGCTGATCCGATCACGACGCTGCGAATCGAACTGTCGCGCGCTATTCGGGATGGTCGCTCAATGCCAGCTAGGTCGTACCGTGATTGGTTGGAAAAGTGCGTGGTGATCCCGGACGGCAAATACAAGGGACAACGCTTCAAAGTTGAGCGGCAGCCGGTGATGGGCCTAGTCATCGATGAGATCGATTCTAATCGCTGGTGCGAAATCGACGTCACGGCGCCCAGTCAATTCGGCAAAACTCTGATAGGGTTCGTGGGCCCGCTGCTTTATCACACCTGCGAGATGGCCGAGAATTATGTGCTGGGCGTTCCTTTCGCGGATATGGCGGCGAACAAATGGGAGTTGGATGTGAAGCCGGTGATGCAGGCCTCGCCGGAGCTGAGGAGATTACTGCCGACGGCCGGGGCTGGATCCGCGGGCGGCAAGATTCGCGATATGATCACGTTGCGGAATGGCGTGGCTATCAAACTGATGTCCGCCGGCAGCGATGACGCCGGCAAGGCAGGCTTTACTGCTCGTGTGCTAGGCGTGACTGAGGCGGCTCGGTTCTCAAGCAATGGCGAGGCATCGGTGGAAGCGGATCCACTGCGACAATTGCGAGCTCGTCAGCGTTCTTTTGAGGATCACGAGCGGCGGACGTATGTCGAAGGGACAGTCACGGTCGAAGAGGAGTTACCCTGGGCACTGAAGCGGATCAGCACGGACTCGAGGATCATGTCGCCCTGTCCCCATTGCGAAGTGTGGATCTGCCCGGAGCGTGACGACTTAGTCGGTTGGGATTCAGCCAAGAGTGAGAACGAGGCGGCAGAGGTTGGGTTCTGGTCCTGTCCAAATTGCGGCGAGAAGATCGGCGAGGAGGATCGCAAAGCTTCGCTGCTGGAGGCAAAGCTGGTGCATCGCGGTCAAGCGGTCGACAAGCAAGGCCGGATCACTGGCGATCCGCCGGACACGTCGCGATTGTTTTTCAGAGCGACTGCGTTTCACAATCTGTTCTTGTCGGCCGGTTCGATCGCAAAGGACGAATGGCGAGCGTTGCAGATCCCAGAGGATTCGCCAGAACGGTTTTCAGCAGATCGTGAGTTGTGCCAGTTCGTGCATTGCATCCCGTATGTTTCGCCGATGTATGCCGAGGACCTGGTGCTTGATAAGAAAGCGATTGGTTCACGCCGCATCGAACTGCCGCAGCATGTGCTGCCGGCCGACACCAAATGGCTGACGCTGGGGTGCGACATCGGTGAGAAGAAGCTGTGGTACCTGTTGCTGGCGACTCGAATTGACGATGCAGGGAATGTCTACCGCCATGTTCCAGCGTATGGTGACATCGACGTCCCCAGCGATCGCATGAAACTCGATCGAGCGTTGACTGAGGCCTTGAGTGAAGTGCATGAGTTGTGCCAGCGTGGTTTTGTGATCGACGGTACAAGTACGTTCCGCAGGCCGGATCAAGAGTGGTACGATTGCAACTTTGAAACGGATACTGTGCTGAGTTTCGTGCGCGCGGTTAGTTCGGGCGTGCCAAATCACAAGTATCAACCGATCGTTGGAGCTTACGGTCGTGGCGTGACGACCATGTCACGCACTCGATTTAACGCACCGCGCAAGACCGGTAACGAGATCCGCGACATTGATCCTGCAGGCCTGTGGTACGCGGCGAAGATCGCTCGAGCGAAAACGATGGCCGTGTTCTGGGATTCGGACACAACCAAGTGGCAATTTCAGCAGGCGTTGACGCTGCGAGCGTTTGCGGGTGATGGAGACGTCCAGACGCCTGGTTCGCTGACCCTGTTTGCAGGGACCAGCAAGATTCACGAACGGATCGCTCAGCACTGGACCAACGAGCGGCTGGAGACCAAGCATACTGGGTTGCGAGGCGATGTGACCGGATGGGTCAGACACGGTGCCAATCACTTATTGGACTGCGGCGCGATGGCTTGGCGGGCCACTGAGCGGGCGAAGCATATTGCGTCAAAGATGGAGTACAAGCCGCCGCTCAGTGACGGGGAAAACGGGGATCTCACGCAAAGCCGCGAAGACGCAAAGGAGAAAACGGCGAAGACCTGGTACGACGAATGACTAAGTTGTTCGTCTATGCAGGTAGTTGGCTTTTTCCCATTCGTACGCCTCTTTGCAATGCCCTTGGCCAAACAGCCAATCGATCCATGCCTCCAGTTTCCAACGCTCACGATGCGAGCGACTGGACAGCATTTCGTCCGAATCGCCGTTGAAAACAGCTACATTGAGCAGCTGGGATAGTGCCTCAAGAATTCTGGTGTGGTAGGGTGTGGAGTTCATAGCCGACCCCAATAGCCTGCGGAACAGTAGAGCACAGCGAACGCGAGCAACAGGAACCAAACCCATGCAGGCGGTGTCGATTTCTCTTCGTAAATGTCATCCCAGGGACTGGCCAACTGTTTACCCCCGGCCTCGGTAGGAGGATCTTGAGGTCTGGTATTGGGTGATCTTCTTCAGGCGGACGTATAGGCCGCTGGCTTCTCTGGTGATGACTTCGTCGATGATCCAGGTCTCGGTGCCAATCCTGACCGTGGCGTCGTGACGGACGGTCTCCAATTCGGTGAAACGGCAATCACGCAACGTGACTCGGTTCTGGTTTCCGTGCTCGTCGATGCGGGTCTCAGTGCGAGCGTGATACAGTACGGCCGAGACGCTGCGAGGTGCTGAGCCGGTTTCGGCGAGAGTGACGGAGCTGCTGAAGAAGTACTTGTGAGCAGCTCGGGCCGTGGCGGCCAAGTCTTTGAAAATGGACATTTGGGTCACCTGCAATTGTGCTCGCGGCTAGCGCGTCGGCTCAAGCTACGGCCTAAAAACAAACGCAGGTCCGCTTGCTGAAACGGCCTGCGCCCAAGTTGTGACTCGTTTCCGCTGACTGCGGATCTGCGCTGTGCGTTTCGCAGGCGTTAAGCTTCGGTGCAGTTGACCAATGCCGATAACTGGCCACTAGTCTTCGCGGCGATCGCGTTGCCGACGCGTTTGTTGCCTGAGGCCGTGGTCGTCAGTCGCTTGTTGACGTTGTCCCAATACAGGACGGCACCAGCGGCCCATGTGTCAGCGGTAGCAGCGGTCAGCTCGACGATTTTTGTCGGAACCAATGGTGCGGGGTTGATCAATTCGCCGGATGCAACTCCGTACATGCCGTCGAGAACGGCCAGTGTGCCGCAAGGGCGAATGATGACGTCACCAGGTTCGAACGCAGCGCCTGCGTTGAATGGATACCGACCGTCCTCATAAACGATTTTGGTGTTCAGGGGCATGTATGGCTCCGCGATTCAATTCTGAGAAATGGTTGGGCGATGCTTGTGTAGCGTTAGGCGGTCGGTATACCTGCGTCCGTGATCAGCTTGGTCAGTTCGGCAGCGGCTGCGTTGGTAAGACCAAGCTTGGTGAAATCCTGGTTGTCATCCTGGTTGTCTCGTAGCCACACGGCGGCTTGGGCGAGCGTGGCGATACTGGCTTTTGCGAGTCGCTCGCGAGCGGTTTTCGATAGCGTTTTGAAGTCATCCATGGTGTCCTCGTCTTCCTCCCCGGCTGCCGCCGACTCGGGTCGCAAATCAGCGTTGCGGAATTGCACCAGAGCCAGGACTTCGCGGACTGGCAGATCGGTCTCGATCGTGCCCAGCACATCGTCCGGAGTGACCTCTCGCCCTTCAAACAGGATTGGGCGGTTCGGCGTAATCAAAAACTTGGGCATCGTGAATCTCTTCTGGATTGGATTTGCGTTGGTAAGCGTCCCTCGCTGACGCTTCGGGTTAAGTCAGCGATTAGGCGATGTTCACCCGGACGGTGCCGATACGGCGACGGAAGGCGGCACCGACGTCCATGAAGACGTCCCAGTACATGCCCCATTCACCTTGAGTCAACATGCCACTGCGAGTAATGGGTCCACGATTCGTGCCACGTCGGAACGCGACCGCGATGGAACGCTTGTTGCCGGCCGCAAACGCGTAAATTGCATTAGGCGTACCAGCGATGGCGGCATCGTTGGCGGCTGGGTCGAGTACGCCCAAGTCGACAGCGGTATCCTGGACAGCGCGGTAGGTTCCGAAGTGCGGGTTGACTTCGTTTTGCGCCGTGTACTGGCTGTTCATTTGTCGACGTACGTTCGGGCCTTGAGTTGCACCGGACAACAGGGTGGAACCGTTCACCTGTATGCGGCGATCGCCGATCTTCTTGGCGGTGAGCGCGACGCCCAACGCGGTGAGTGCGGCTTGGTCGAATGCCGAGGCGGTGATCAAATTGCCGTCGGTGACGTTGTAACGAGCTCGACCGTCGGTGAGGTTATCACTGCGGAGGACCTGAGCAAACGCTAGGTCCGCAGGCATCTGTGCACAAGTCGCACCGAGTTCCGCAGGCAACATGCCGACCACGCCCAGAGAGTCTTGGATGATCGTTTGATCGGTCACCTTCAGCAGACCTGCGTAACGTTCAACCAAGATCGCAACCAGGGCTGGATCGTCCACGTTGAGGATAGCAGCTTGGCCATTGCCGCTCTTGGCTTGCTTCTTGAGCCGTCCAACTTGGCCCATGTCGGCATCTTTGTGTTCACGGAAGTCGCCGACTTCGACGACGTCGCAGAACTCAGTGTAAGCGGACTGCGTCGCAGCGTAGCTGGCCAGCAGTTGCATGTGAACCACCGCGCCAAACACGGCCGAGAAACCGCCCGAGGAAAAGGCTCGTTCGAGAATTTCGGATTCGTCGAAGTGACGTTCACCCGTCTCGATTTCAAGGATCAACTCAGCGGCGCGCATGAACGACAGATTGTTCAAGCCCAGCTGATTGGCGCGTTCGAATGTCTGTTCGAATTCGTTGCGGCGTTCGCCCGTCTCAGGGACACCGACCATCCATCCAGCCTGAAATTCGCGTCGACGGCCCATGGTGTTGATCACAGGGCTGCGGAAGACCGGCGAGTCAGGGTTGATACCCGAGTCGATGCCCAGGTCAGTACGACCAAGCAAGGCGGCAGTGATGACTGCGAGGCTGAGGTTGTGACGGCCGCGGCCAACGTGAATCGCTGGGACGCCTGGTTGGCGTGAGTCACGCAAGGCGGTCAGGAAGGCGGTGGTTGTGCGAGTCAGATCCCAGCCTTCCGATTCAGCTTGGCGGACGACTTCAACAGGGACGCCCGGGTGTTCGGTGTGCAAATCGCGAATTTGAGCGATGCGATTGCGTTCGGCTTGGATGGCTTCGTTGGCGGCGCGTTGAACCGCAGTTTGATCGACCATTCCTGCAGGCGAGCCGCCAGCGCTAGCCGCGGTTGTGCCGCCACTACGCGTTGCCTCAGTTTGCTGAGCTGAGTCAGTGGTTTCAGTCGCGCTGCGGGTTCCGGTCGTGGACGCACGCTTGGCGGTGGCACTTGCCGGATCGAATTCGACGTTGTCTTCTTTGCAGAGAGTTGCCAGTTCAGTGATCTGGTCGGCAGAGAGGTTGCCAGAGCGAGCCCAGGTGAGTGCTTCCTCAGTGTTGGTGATCGAAGCTTTTAGGCCAGCGGCGTGCAGGAATTGAAGAAACTTTTTCATGCCGTCCTCGGTGGATCGTTGTGATTGTGAACTGGTTGCGTTGGGCGCGTTAAGTTCAGTGAGTGATTCTGCGGATTGATTGGCAGCAGTCCCGCGCGTGTCGGGTTGTGAGCCGCCGCTAGCCGCGGTTTGTTCTTTGGCGATGGCTCTGGCATCTGCTGGAATGACGACCATCGAGAATTCGCGAAGGCGCCAACGAGTGACGACTCGGAGGTCGCGATCTTTGGGAGCGGTGAAGTTGCGACCGGCAACGGCGCGTGTTTCACCTGCAGGAATGGTGACATAGTCGTTGCGGGTGTAGTCGTAGCCGACCGAACCGCGACGCAAGTGACCTTGCGCGACTCGCCGCCAGATAGATTCGCTGGTTTCGTCCAGTTCGGTACCGAAGTTCAGCCAACCCAGCAATTCGTCTTTGACTACGCTATGCTCAGTGACTGAGCCGAGGATCGACGTGACGCTGTATTGACTGTGATCGCGGAGAAGCGGCGTTTGGGATTCGTACTCGGCGCCGGACATCAGGAGGACCTCGAGCACCACGCGGCCCGAGTTCCAATCGTAGACCATGGCTGGGTCTTCGGTTGTCAACGTCCATTGGACGCGACGTTTGTCTGCGTCCAGCGTGTTGGCAACCAGATTGGCTTCGCGCGAGTAGACCGGCTGCGGTTGGTTCCGCAGGGCAGTAAACAGTTCGGCACGTAGATCGTTGGTTTCCATCCCAGCAGTGTGCTGGAATGGAGAAGAAAGTCCCGCGCGGGTTGGTTGTAGCCCAAAGAAACCTAGAGTGAAGACTTCATGGGAAGTAGCATGAATCCTTATCAACCCAACAGAATCCAGATCCAGGAGTTCGGACGCAAAGTACGTCGGGCACGGCGCAGATTACGCGAGGAAATCATGCTGGCCGTGGTGTTGAACGCGATTTGGATTGTGCCGATTGTGGTGGGATTGCTAGGGTTGTTGCGCTGAAAGCGAGGGTGTCACTGCCGGTTGCTTTGGAATCGTGTTGGTAGCAGTAGCGGCGTTGGTTGCCGCAATGTTGGCAAGCAGTTTTTCCATCGAGGCAAACATGGCCTGCATCTGTTCATCGCGTGCTTCTCCTCGGGAAAAGAATCGCTCCAAGTTGGCAGATTGTTCCCGTGCGCGATCGACTCCAGCGAGATCGAGAACACCTTTTTCACCTTGGCTGCGCAAGAACTCCTGGACGTTCAAAATCGTCGCATCGATGGTATCAAGCTTCTGCTGATCCCCTGCTTGAATTCCGTCGCCGCGTATAAGATTTGCTCTGACCAGCAGTGTGTTGATAAGGTCTACCGCTTCTTCGGCAGATGTCGAACCCTGCAATCCGCCGGTCGCACTGTTGTCGAAAAGGTTTGAGAAGAATCCATCGAGGCCTCCGGGCAATGTGTTTTTTAACGCGTCACCCGCAACAGTCCGAATCGCAGCCAAAGTTGCACCTTCACTGTCGCCGGCTTTCTGACCTGAAATCAGGCCCTCTTGGCGGGCCGTAAAAGTTGCAGTGCTGAGTTGTGGCGTTGAGTCCTCGAGCTCTTTAGCGATGGTCTCAAACTTTTCTGCGCTGGCACCAATTCGACCGAAGGATGCAGCGACATTTGTCGCAATGGCCGACTGTCCGTCGAGTAAGCCTTTTAAAAACGGCTGGAATTGCTTTTCACCAAAGCCCGATTCGCCCTGGAACTGTGAAGCAAGCGTTTCGCTCTGCTGCAATACCGCCAGTCGGCCAAAGAGTGTTCCGGGGTCCTGCACCCCTTCGCTGGCGGTCAAAAAGTCAGATAGTTGGCCTTTCTTGAGTCGGTCTTGTTCTGTGTCTTTGCCTTTTTCAATTTTGCGGTCGATCAGTTCGATCTTGCTGCGTGCTTTGACTTGCTCTTCGCTCAGATTCTCAAAGAATTTGTCCATGCGAGTAAGTAAGTCAATTGTGAACGTGGCTGACGAGTTACCCATGGCATCGTCGCCCACGACGGTTGCAGCGGCAAAGATCGCGGCGCTTTGGCGTGCAGCCTCTTCTGAGGCTTGTTGTGGGGCGGTAGCAGCTCCGGCAGCCAGCGCCTTGGGTAGGTTGGCGGCTAGTTTGGCGGGATCTCCGACCAACGACTCGGCACCAGTATCAGCGACCAGTGCTAACGCTTGGCGGATGTCAGTTAGGCCAGTTTTCGCGAGGACGTCAGCGGCACCCGAGGCGCTCGCCGAAAGATTTTCGGGGGTAAGTCGCTCCAGGCGAGCCGTTTGACTAACGATCTCTGCGATCTTCGCAGGATCACTGAGGCCAGTCGAAGCGACCGTACCAAGTGCATCAGTAATGGCTTGCACATCGCCGAATCCCGCTTGCTGTGCAATTTTTGGAGCCTGCGCCAGCAACGATTGTCGTTCCTCGGGTGATAGTGCAGCCAAGTTCTTTGATGCGTCTTGCTGAGATTTTGCCAGTCCGACTTGGGCTTCGAAGGCTTCTTTTATCAGATCGCGCTGAATCGCGAGATAGTCGTTGACGACTTGTATCGCTTCTTGTACGCCTATGTAAGCTCCAGCAATTCCCGAAATCTGTGCTATGGCTGACTTACCAAAGGACTTGAAGATGGAATCGCCTTGCTCGATGTTGGAGACGATCGCACGGCCGGCGGCGGCGGCCTCTGGGCTGATTTTTTCAAGCTGTGCAACAATGTCGGCCATCGATTTTTCGGCAATCTGGCCGGCATCTACCAAACTTTTGCGAAGCTGGTCGGCAGCCTGCTTGCCGGTCGGCCCCATGCTTCGCAGCTCGTCGAGCACGTCTTTAAATTCGCCCTCCGAGTACTGAGCAGCTCGGCCAAGTTCGTCTCTGATCTTCGCAGCAGCTGCCTCAGAGGCTGCAGCGGCTTCCGGATCGATCAATCGGAGTTGCTCTAGGATTTTCTCCATGGATTGATAACCTGCTTTGCCGGTTTCAACCAAGTGGCCCTTCAGGGCGTCGGATGCAGCCTGGCCCTCGGGACCGAAGGCCTTCAGATCGCCGAGTAAGCCCTTGAGCGCCTTGTCAGATTCACGTTGAACTTTGGCCATCGCCGCTTCGATGCTGGTACCAGCGGCGTCGCCTGCTTCGCCGGTGTCGCGCAGCTTGCGCTCCATCTCAAGCTGCTTTTGGATGACTTTGTCCAGCGATCGCAAGAGTGAGGCTTCGTCGCCAGTCAGTTCAACGATTTGGGTGGCCATAGAAAAAAGCTGCGAGTTGCGAGTTGCGAGTTCCGAGAAAAATGCACCAAAAAGTTTACGCCGGCAGAAAGCTAGAGTTCCGCGCGGGACCTCGCCGCTCGTTTCTAGCCGCTCGTCACTTAGTGTACGCAGTACACTCTTAGGGTGGGCACGCGCGGGACGGGTGGGTACAATGCAACGAACAGCCCACTAGACCCTAGCGAGGAATAATGGCACCACGGCGAACGGCACTGTGAGTGGAGAGGACCTGGCAATCACTCGAATGATTGCCGACCGTGTTGGCCGAGGTCAGACGTTGGCCGAGATTTCACGCACGGTCCGCATTTCAAAACGTCGACTAGCGATGCTGGCGCAAATCGCCCAGATTCGATACAAGCACCAACGGGCCAGTCCGGAGACGGTGGAAGCCGCTATCCGTGCGGTGGTCGATCTCGGTATGACGTTCCGTGCCGCCGCGAAGATACACGGGATGAGCCGAACAGCGGTACATCGCTTCGTGCAGCGGCGGCGACAGAAGTTTGTTGATAGCGCTGGTGATCTGAAGCTTCTGCAGCGTGAGTGGAAATGTCCGGTTCATGGTCGGCTAAAAGTTTGGCCATGTGTGGCATGCGCTGCGATTAAGAATCGAGTGGGATGACCCGCGCGGGACATATGTGCCCAAAGGTTGATAGTGGGTCTCGAACGGGACAATCGATAACCCCCACGCAGGCCCAAGCAAATGGACTTTCTCAGAGATAAACGTGTACTTTTTGCAATCGGCTGTGCTGCGATCGCTTCAATCTGCGTCGCACTCAAGTGGCTGTTCACGGGTTCTTTGTTGTCAGCGGTCGACACCATCGATGAAGGCAAAACGGGTTCTACCGCGACTGCGGTCATTCCTTTGGTGCTAGATTTTGCCTGCTGGCTGATCATAGCAGTGGGAACTTACTGCGTTTCGTTTTTGAGGACGCTGTTCGACGGAGTGAGCAAGGCTACTTCGACGAACCAGATCAGCGCTAAGATGCCCACGGCCGTCGGCTCACCGGATGCCAAGTCGCTGGAGCGATTGGTATTGGAACTGGGCGATGCGGTGGCAAGCAATGACCAAGTCGCGGAAGCCGCACTACGCAAGCAATTGCGTCTGCCGTTCGCGCTCGATGAGATGCAACGAGCCTATCGTGATGGCAACGTCGCGCTGGGTAAAACACTGGCGGCGGAGATCGAGCTGCTGCTGGAATCGCCCGCCGATGAGCCAGAGTCCGCTGAGCAATCGCAAGCACCTGCACGTCGACGAGGAACCAAATGAGCAAGACTCCGTTGACTGATTTGCTGCGCGTTCAAGCTGCGCAGCCGACTCCGGCACCGTCCTCGGGCAATGCCGCTGGTTGGTTGCTGACCTTGTGCCTGGCCGCAGCGCTCGCGTTGCTCGTTTGGAACAAGTTCTCCGGTGACTCGAAGCCCGTACCGGATGACGACCGTAAAGAGCAGGTCGAACCTGATGCAAAACTGGATCTAAAGAAGCACGTGCTCGTCGTCATTCGTGACAAGAAGACGCTTAACGACGACATCGAGTACACGCTGACAATGCAGGACGATCAGTTCTGGGGCTGGGCGAAAGCAAACATGGCTGACGTGGAAGTCCTCGAGGACGAAGACGAAATCGCAAAGGCACTTCTGCAGAACGTTTCAGAGCGTCCGCCAGTGGTCGTGCTTCGCAACACTGAGAGCCGCAAGATCATCTGGACAATGCCCTTGCCCAAAGGCACTACCGATCCAATCCGGAGCAAACTCAAGTGAGTGAACATCAGTTGTCAGTCAGCTTCGGCGGCGATGAATTCCACTTAGGACTTCTCATTCCTGAGAAGATCCCGACGACTTTCGCTGAGTATCCATCAGCTGCGGTTCATGATCTCGATGCACTGAAACGCATCTACGCGAACCCCAAGCGCAAGCATGCGCTCGAACTGTACACGCGACGGAAGCAGCAAGGTCGCAAAGGCTCTTGCTGCCCGTATGCAACGTTGAACGCGTGCGAAGCGAAGCGTGTATTTGATTTTAAGGATGACGTCGAGTTCGGGCCTGAATGGCTGTACTGCTTGATCAATGGCGGCCGCGATGCTGGCGCAATGCTTGACGATGCCATGCAGGAGATCGTGAGAGGCGGATGCTGTCGTCGAGAATCCGTGCCGTATGAGATCCACACGACTGCCGGCATGACTATGGAGCAAAAGCGGTTTGCAGCGCAAGAAGCGTTGGAGTATCGAGCGCTCGATTGGTACAAGATGCCGCATGCAAATCTTGATGCGTGCTGGGCCGCGACGCTGACCGCGATCGCGGAACGTGATCCTGTGCTGATGGCTGTGCACTGTGGCAACGGTTTCTTTGGTTGTGATTCACAAGGCAATTGCCGTGTTGATCGTGGTCCTGGGAATCATGCCGTATGCGGTGTTGAGCTGCATGGCGTAGAAACAGCGAAGTCACTACGTGACATCAAGATCTGGACGATCAACAGCCACGGAAAGCGATACGGTAAGGATGGCTGTTATCTCCATACCTACGATCACATGGCAGAACCTGTTCAGTATCACCAACACTGCGGTTGCAGAGCGATGCGTACGTCGCCTGAAGAAACCTCTTCCACTTTTTTGAAAGCAGCTTAAATGGCAAAACTACCAATCACGTTGACTTGCGGTCTGTTGATCGCGATTTTCTTCGTCGCTATCCAGTCGCCGCACAAAGAATCAGCTACCGCTCAGCAACAGATCGCTGAGATCGATCAATCGGTCAAGGATCTCGAGGCGAATCCGGATAAGCTGACGCTGGAAGTGCTCAACTCGATGAACACCGCTCTCGAACGCGTGGCGACGATTTTGGAGCAGCACGGTAACGAGCTGCGATCCATCGAGGCTTGCCAAGCTGAGGAGTCGAACGAGTTTCGCGGGAAGTTCGTCTCGCTCGAGGCAAAACTCGCCGAGAAACCCGCGCAAAGTCCGCTCGAATGCGAGTGTGAATGTAATTGCAAAGCGGAGCTCGACAGCCTGAAGGCACGAGTCGCAGCGCTCGAAGCTAAAGCTCCGCCTTTCGTGTCGTATTTTCCGGCGGTGAGTTCAGCTAGTTCTCAGATTAGTTACGGCTCGACCGGATCCGCAGTTCAGGGGTATGGATCAACCGGCAGTGCTCTGCAAAGCCGCCAAAATTTTAGGAGCATTCCAACCGCCAACGCGCCAACGTACGCACCTCCGCTGCCCACTGCACCAATCGTGAATAGCGAATGCTACGTGGACGAGTGGGGGCGGACGCGATGTCTTCAGCGACAAGCGACGAGCGTGATGGAAGCCAGGCCCAGGGAAGCCAGGCCCAAGGTTCTGCCGAACTTCTTACCAAACTTGCGCACGAGATAGCAATGTCTGAAGCGATTGCATTTGTACTGATCAGTTGGTTGGCAGCCGACTTCATCGCTGGAGCGTTCCACTGGTGGGAGGATCAGTACGCGATTGAAGATTGGCCAATCATCGGTACGCTGGTTGCTGGCCCAAACGCGTTGCATCATCGCGATCAGACAAAGTTCCTGCGCGGCGGCTATTGGCAACGCAACTGGACGACGATCGTTCCAACGGTCTTGGTCGGTGGAGTGGTGACATGGTTTGTTCCGTCTTTGTGGTTGATGTTTGCATTTCTAACGCAGGCGAACGAGGTCCATGCTTGGTCACACTCCCGATGCAGCGGCTTCATTCGCATGCTGCAAGACGTAGGTGCATTGTGTTCACCAGAGCACCACGCCAAGCACCATCGGGATCCGTTTTCCAAGCGATTCTGTGTAATGAGCAATTGGTTGAACCCTGTACTTGACTTTCTCGGATTCTGGCGCGGCCTGGAGTGGTGTGTGTGGCGATGCTTGGGCGTTAGGGCGAAGTCCGATGGGTGACCTAAAGTCGATTGTATGGGGCCTGGTTTTCCTGCTCTTGATCTACTTGTGGATCAGTGGTGGATGTCAGAATCGGTTTGATGAGTTCCGACAGCGACGCAAGCAATGGAGAGAGGATCGCCAAGAGCAACGTCGGGAACGCGACGATTCGCAACGCGAAACAATATTCGACCGTTGGAAAAACAGACGCGAAAGCGCAGTAGTCGAGTAAGTCATGCAAGAGAGCATTAAAATGCCTGAAATGCCAACGGGCGGCGGCTGGGAAACTTGGATCATAGGTACCTTTGCGTCTATTGTCGCAACAATGGTGACTACCATCGTGACTATGGTGCGTTTCATCCAGGGACAATACCAAAAGACAATTGACGACATGACGCAGCGAGTCACAAAGATAGAATCGGAAAACTGTGAACTGCACAAAGAAGCAGCTGCCTGTCGCGAGGATCGAGCAACTTTGACCGGCAGAATCGAGGTCCTGAAGGGACGCGTAGAAGACCTCGAGCAAACTGTTAAGTAAGCCGCCGAGCGCACGGCGGGAAGGTCGCAATATGAGCGATCATGCGTGGTTCGCTGTGAGTGCCGAGGCTTCGCATACTTCAAACCGCAGCAGCGGCGCTCGGATTCCACCATCCCCGAGAGAAACCGCAAGCCTCGCACCCAGTGCGAGGCTTTTTCGTTCTGGGAAGCATAATGGCGAAGAAGGTACCTAAGCAGCCCACAGCAGACGAGCAGCGTACGATCGCGGCCGTGGAAGCTCGACTCAAGAAACTGCGTGGCCAAAGCCTCAACCGGCAACAACTGCGGGATCTCGAGTGGCTTGAGAATCAAGATCGAAGGCGGCACATCGAGAATTGGCAGCTGGCGGTACCGAAGGGCGAGTACTGCCAGCTGGCATCACGGCAACACAAACTGGTCGACGACGCTGCGGACAATTACAACTTGCCGATCGGCGAGGCTACCATCAATCTGCGAGATGCACTAACGGCGTTGCATGACCTGGTCGCGGCAAACGCGCATCGGATTTCTCGAGGCGACCTGGATGGCGATCGCTACGAGCTCGAGGAGGAAAAACTGCGTCAGCAGATCCTTGGCCTTGAGTACGACAACGCGAAGAAACAAATCGAGCTGCAGTACACGCGAGGTGATGCAATTCCAAAGGCAGCGGTACGCGACGCTTTGGTCGCGCTCAGTGCACAACTGCGCACCGTCGGTCAGACGCTGGCTCGGATCGACCCAGCGGCCCGTGATCAGCTCAATGACTTCCTCGACTCACTGGCTACTGAGATTGAGTCTGGCAACCTGGCGTTCTAGTCTCGCGCGGGACGTTCTGGCGATTGGGGGCACCATAGACGCTTCTGCCCAGCATGTTTTCTGCCGATCGCACCAGGCTCGACGAGGTCAATTGAATGTCGCTGAACACCGCTTACGCTGTGAGATACGGCTCGACCGTGCTTGCTGGACTCACAAACCTGAACACTTCGCTCAATCCCGAAGTGCAAGCAGAGAGTGGCATCGGCACACCGTTCCCACAGTTCGCTGTCATCACGGCGCAAAAGCCACGCTTGGCGTTCGCGTCCAACGCAGTTGCCGCCGCTTTGGCCGTTACGGGCTCGACGGGTGCGAAAGTTGACGGCACCAACAACTTAGTCGGCTTCTACGCGAAGATTGGCGACGATGGTTTGCCAGCATCAGGATCAGTGCATCGCTCCTACACCGCCAATCGCGGATTGCTGCTCCCACGTCGACTGACTTGCAATCATCGGCAATCGGCATCGCTAGACATGGAGGCGTTGCTGTTCTCAGCAGATGGTGCTGCGCACCCGATCGCTGTCGCAGACAATGTTGCTCTGCCGACCTTGGCGATTAACAACGTGCAACACACTCTAGCCGGGATCGCTTTTGGAGTCGCGTCCTCGGTTACGACCTTTGGCTGTGCTCAATCCCTGTCGATCGACTTCGGCTCTGGCGCTGAGACGCTCGGCTGCGGAAGCGATCTGTACGATGTGCACCTACAGCTACCAAGTGTTAAACCCGTCATCACAATCACTGGCATCGATGCCGCAGTATTTGCAGCGTCCGGTGGCGTGCCAGCTGTCGGCAAAGCGATTGATCATGCTAATACAGCGATCTATTTGCGGAGGTATGCAGCCAACGGGATCGGGTTTATTGCTAACGGAACAGCCCAACACATCAAGATCACTTGCAACGGCCTTGCGGTTGTCACGCAACACAACGCCCAGGGGACCACCCGAGGCGAAGTGACTTTGCAAATCACAGGTTCTTGGGACGGCACTAACGCTCCACTTCAAATAGACACAGCTTCTGCGATCGCTTAATCCACTATGGCAAAAGAAAAAACGAACCAGGCGGCGGAAGCTGTCGAGGAAATTCCAACCGCTGCGCAGGTTGCGAGCGCGGTAAAGTCCGTGATGGCCATCATCGGCTGCGGGGAAATCGACGCGCGGACGCGAGTCAAGGAACTACCTGGGAAACGAGTGATCCAGATTGCAACACTCGAGGACGCCAACAAACGCAAAGAGGTCGTCACGCTGCTCTACAGCTGAGAATCAATGCTTTACTTTGTGCCCAATGCAAAATCGATGACGGCCGAGATCCAAAAGGAGCACGGCTTCGATCGACTTCTGAACTCGGTGCAACATCGCGAGACCTCTGCCGGTCCTAACGGTAGCGGAATTCTGGTTGCAGACGGCAGCTGCCCTGCAGAGCACTTACACTACCTCCCAGAGCGTCAAACATGGTCGCCAAGGTTCGGCCGCACATCGATGGTCGGCACCTGGAATGATCGGCCTGTCACCCCAGAAGAACTAGCGCGAGGCCAACAAGTCGACGGTGATCAAATTGTCCTACTCGACGGACACCGTTGGCAAATCCCTCGCCTACGCAAGTGGCTCGACGATGACGAGCAGATCCAGTTCTCGCCGGAATTACCTCGCGTAATGCAGCGCAGCGCGTCGACTGGTAGGTTCGTGCTAGGTTCCGTGATTCCGCAGTATCGGGATTTATGGGACCTGTCGCTAAAAATTGCCGAGTCCATGTTTGCCCAACTTGCACAGGCTCAATCCGCAACGCTCGAGGACTCTGAAGTGGAATTGTTTGTCTGTGAGGTACTCGCTGCCAACTATCGAGTGGATGCAGACGTGATCTCGCACCTGCAATTGCTCACACCCGAACTGACGGGTGCGATCGTACGCGCAGCACTCGACTGGGAAACGTTGAGGGCCCATCTAAAAAACCGGCTTCGCCGCCGAATCTCCGGCGGCATGAGTTCCTAATCTGGAAGAACGCCGCCAATCGCGGACTCGAACATCCCTACCGACCCACCGCGGCCGAGCTGCTGATTTGGACAATTGCTAATTGATTAAGCAACAACCTTTTAGCACTCGTTGAACGGAGACGCGCTAGGGCGAAACAAACGAGCAATTTCGTTCTGCATATTCAGCCTTTCGGCTGCGGGGATCTGATCCCTTTTTAGTTCCTCGTAAAGCTGATTTACTTCTACATCGTTGGTCCTTATTCCGCACGACAAGCAAACCAATTCAGAATGCCCCCCTGAAGTAACTAAATCAGACTTAGAGCACACAGGACAAAATTTTGGCATATTCGCGACCTCATTCGAAAAGTTGATCATTGGAATCGACCGAACCTGAGACACTTGGTGAGCGAAAATGCACGCTTGGCGATCGATTGCACGAGAACGATACCGTGCGTGCAAACTTACTTACAGCGTTTTGGGCCTTGGTGTGCGCAAAAAAACGCGTGGAAGAACGGGCTACGCCC